AGCGTTATTAACATCGAGGTCTGGAATTACATTGAATTCGCCCCGGGTAATAACATGCCTCGCAGAATCAGAGTTCCTAACGATCTCTGCCTGCCAGTGATATATTCCTGCGTCGTAGTCTGCAGTGACCGCCGAAGCAACCTGTACCAGGTAGTGATCGGTCTGACCAGTCGCAGTAATATTAATCTCATTGTTGCCTTGCGCTATTCGACCCACATAGTGCAAGGTGTACAAATTGGTAGGATAGTCGCTAACTAAATCGCTGCGCTTCCACTGAAGGTAATCACCGACAATAATATCTTCGGGTTCACCTTCTCTTATTTCAGTGAAGAAATTAGCCATAGTTCATCACCAGTTATTGACGAAGCCTTTTTTCATAGGCGGTATAAAAGGAGCTCTCGCTTTTTTCTGCGGCTCCTTTTCAGTTGCATCTTCTCTGTATTCTAACCTATCAAGAATGCTATTTACATCTGTGTTTAAAATTGATAAAGCAGCAATTCCATAGCAGAAGCAATCAAGTGCTTCGTTCCTAGGACGTATCTTAACGAAGACTCTTTTCTTGTAACCTCTTACAAATCGTGTAACGACCTTCTCGGCAGTAAGTTGCTGAAAATAAGTGTCGGGCAAGTCGTCTGAGAAGTGGATGTATCCTGCACCAGGCTGTTTAACTCGCATTCTAGCGAATAATAAATCCTTTGTAGCGTCACTGCCGACCATAAACAGAGGACACTTAACAGTATTATTCTTAGACGGGCGTCCCGCGATCGGCACACCTTCGCCGCCTTGGCCCTTAATCGCAAAGACCCTGCGACCATAGTGTTTCTTGCAGAACTTATACACCGTGTTAGTGAAGTGACCGCCACTATCAACCGCTGTCGAACGTATAGATACTTCTCTGCCATCTTCTGTCTCAAATGTTCTGAATAATAATACCTCTAAGTCTCGCCACAACTGAGGAGTGCTAGGGTCACCTACGATTACGTCATGCGAGTAAACGTAGCACTCATCGTCCTTTGCCCAAAATATTGTAGTAACCTCAAGTCTGTCGTCCTGCACATCGACACCGCATGTAGCAAACGCTACAGTAGCCGGCACCATAGCCATAGGCTCTCTTCGCTCTGCAAGTTCGTGGTCATCGACCTTCTCGCCTTCTTCCTCATAGGTCTCAGCAAGAACCGTATTAACAAATACTTTCAGCTGCTCAGGGTTCTTCTTGACGGACAGGAACTCTTTAACCATATCGCTAAGGCTAGCCCAGGGTGAGTACAAGCCGCTAATGTGAAATCCAGCAATGCCCTTGAACTCTTCGTTAGCTTTCCACTCGCCCCTAGCGATAGACCAGCGCCGCTCGCCATCGTTCCACATAGCACCGCAGCTGTCGCAACAATATGCCGCTGTCATAGGATCGTTGTCGAACCATCGTACATGCGACCACTTGATCGTCTGGCTTTCGTTACAGTGTTTACAAGGTACGTAAAAGCGTCTTTGATCGCTAGCGTCATACGCGTCCTCGATGGCAGATGCATTCTTGTTCGTTGGCGTAGATACGCTCACTATCTTTCGATTGAAGAATGTCGCAGTTCTCTTTCTTGCCAACTGAATCGGATTACCTTCAGAGCCGGCGGAGGTGGGCATTCTATCGACCTCATCAGCGAGCACAACTCGGATTGGTCTCGACGCTAATCCAGCTGCGGAGTTGGCGCCAGTTAGACTTAACGAACCACCGCCGCTAAACACCTTATGCATAGTAGTGTTATTAGCATCCCTGGATCTGGCCTCCTTGAACTTACCCTGCAAGCAAGGTGTAGACCGGAGAAGCCCGTTAGCAATCCTGTCCTTAGAGAAGCTCTGAGCCATTTCCACTGTTGGCTGTAGCATTAGAAGAGGGCACGGATCTAGGTGCATGTGCATGCCGATTATGTTCAGCAAGATCTCGCTCTTACCTAACTGGGCTCCCGCCATGACCACTATCTCTTTGACATGCGGATCACTATACGAATCCATAATGCCCTTTTGATATGACTGAGACTTCCAGCGACCAGGCTGACTACTTGTTTGCGAGTCCAGTCGCCTTTCTAGGTCTGCCCACTCGCTTAGACTTCTTTTTGGCGGGGGCTTTAGGCTCGTCATCGCCTTCCGCAGATGGACCTTCAGTTCTTTTCGTTGATGTTGGGTCAAATAATGGATCATAGTTACTCAGTTCTTCTAAGGCTTCGTTGATTAGTTGCTCACAGATCTCCTGACACGCCGGCGGTTCTGTTTCTACCGCTAACATTGGCGCCGCTTTAGTCGGCAGCGATAATAACTTACCTCGTAAGGCATTTAACACATCTTTCCATGCGTCAACAACATCATCCGCGAGAACTAATATACCCTTAACCTTAGCTAGCTCCAATTCTGCGATCTCAGCTTCCGCAGAAATCTTCCTGGTTCTCGCCTCGTCGTAAGAGCTACCTATCAGCACCCCTCCTGTGCCCGCCATGCCGCCTCCTTATAACTAATAGTCATGTTTATCGCATCTTATATGAATATTTCTCACTTTGCATGCCTGCCGAAAACTGGTCCTGATAATTGCTTACGCTAGAGAAAGTGCGAGGTCCTGCGATACCCGTAAGCCCCTACGCCAATAGTACCTTTCCGCGATAGTAAGTGCTCACTTACCTGGCAGCCCTTTAGATTCGGGGCCTCGATGGGGGCTCGGCCGATGAAAGTGAGTGCTCACCAACCAAATCCTCGGACCCGGGCCGGGCCAGGCCTGGGCGCCTGGTACGCGTGGTATGCATGGGCGCGATTATCGGCCGCCTGGGCTCACCTGGGCGCGTCCTGGGCGATCCTGGGCGCCATCCTGGGCGATGGCATGGCATGCGGGCGGCGTGGCGTCCTGGGATCCTGTGAGCGTTTGAGCTCGCGAGCAAATCGGGCCCGCGGCGGTGACCCTGGGCCCGGCCTGGGCGATGGCCTGGGCGGCGAATAGTGCGCCCTGGGCGACGCATGGGAGGGCGCCAGGCGATGCCCTGGGAGGGCGACGCGGTGACCCTATCGGGCGACCTGGGCGGGCCCTGACAATGACGCGATCGGATGAGTTAACGCATGGGATACGCACGGCATCAATGGCGCCTATCTGGGGGGTATTGTAATCGCGTCGCGTTTACGTATAATCAGAAACAACCGGGGGGCAATACCGCTCACCGTATTATCAAAAGGATAGAAACCATGACAATCAAAGCATACCGCAAAGAATCAGATACCCTTGTCTTAATCGATACCCAAGACGTAAACGGCCGTTACATGATGGATAAGATAGGCGCGCTTTACCGTCGCCATGCATTCGTCGTCAAGAATGAGATCGAACGCCTAGGCTGGGAGATGGTCGCGATATCTCATAGCAGTGAGTATGGCGGCGCGGGTTGGTGCATGTCGCGTCGCGGCCGGTGCAATCAAGGGCGCGACTATGTAACCCATTCGTGGTCCGTTAACGCCCGGGGCCAGGCGGCGCTAGTCTCTGGCCATTATGACCTGACCGTCGTTGGCGCTTATACGTCACTGCAGGAACGCACATTGTGAGCGCGGTAATACTCAAAAAGGTGAGCAATGCATCCTGGCACGGCAACGGCCTAGGATGCGGCGCCGCATGCTGGGCGGTAACAGGCGCCGAGAATATCGTGGTCCGCAAGCTGGGCACTACCTGGGCGGCAATCGATACCGCCAGCGATAACAAAAAAATCGCGACCGCATTTGATAAAAAAACCTTACTGCTAAAACTAGCATCGAAGCTTTAACCAAAACCAAAGGATAAAAAACCATGACCAACAATCTATTAGACAGAACAGGCGGCAACACTAAATTGGGTAAGACAAACAAGAGCGCGGGCGGTGTGTACCGGGTCGCCGGTTTGTCTCTAATGCCCAGCGATACACTATGTCCTGCGCGCCTGCTAGCAGAATGCGCTAAAGCTTGCCTTGAATCTGCAGGCCGCGGCCGAATGCAAAACGTGATCGATGGGCGCCAGCGCAAGGCCGATTGGTTCGCCAGCGATCCTGAATCGTTCCTGGCGCAATTGAGGCGCGAGCTGTTCAATTTTATCAAGACTTGCGACCGCCAGGGCGTGAAGCCTGCAGCGCGTCTCAATGTGCTCTCAGATGTGCCATGGGAGCGCCACGGGATCCCGCAAGAATTCCCAGAGCTGTTCATGTATGACTACACAAAACTGGCGCACCGGCTTGGCAGGACGCCTGATAACTATCAATTGATGTTTAGCTATAGCGGCGCCCAGGCATACCAGAATCAGGTTAAAACCGCCCTGAAAACCGACGTGCCAATTAGCGCGGTATTCCGCGGTCCTATGCCGGCCGAATTCCTAGGGCGCCGGGTCATCGATGGCGACGCTAGCGACCTGGTTAACGTCATGGCGGGCCCGGTGATTGTAGGGCTGCAGGCTAAAGGCAAGGCAAAAACCGATGAGGGCGCCTTTGTCGTTGACACCCGCGTCATTGCGAGGGCGGCGTAATGTACTGGGATCGATGGGATATTGTGACGGCGTATTATTGTTACCTCACCGAATGGCATGGCGGCCAGGGTTCGCCCGAATACGCCAGGCTTTGCAGGATGCGGCGATACTTCAAACCGGGCGCGTCCTGGGACGGTTACGCGTCGCTAACGGCGAACGGTGAAGCGATTTATGAAGAGCTGGCGGCGGCCGCCTGGGAGGCGCTTTGATGTTTATCGTTCTGGAAATTGACGAAATCAAGGGCGGCGCCGATGTTTGGGTGTCCTACTCAAAAAAGAACATTGCTGACCGGATATACCAGCGCAAGCTCGCCCAGGTTGAAGCCGGGTCGCCGATTGTTCAATTGATGATTAAGGATCATCTCGCGGCGCTGCAGTCGCTGGCGGTTGATGGCCTTCAAATCACCTTGCTCGACGTGGAAAACGCCATTGCCTATGTTCTGCGCCGTGAACCGTTTTATTTCACCCTGTATGAGGCGCTGCGCGACCACGGCGCGATCCCGCCCCCCTACGTGGTCAGCTGGTATGACTTGCCGGCGATTGAGCGCAGCAAGTCTCTAATGGTGAACCTGGCGCATGCTTCAATTTGGAACGGGGTCGAGGCCGAGCGATACGCGCAGGACCAGGCCGCGGCCGGGCGCCATGATGTGACCATCTCGGAATACGATATGTTTGGGAACCTGATTTGCGAGCGGCCGCCGCCAGATCCCGATACCGGTTGAACCTGGGCGCCCTCGAGGCGCCCTTTTTTTGCCTGGATTTTATGCCTGGCGCGTTCTGGGCCCTTCTGGGCCCTTTTACTTTCCACCTTGCCTTACCCCTTCCTGTACACCAAAAACGTCTACAATCGGCCCACAGTGCGCCAGGCGCCATGCTGTAAACCCTCCCAGGCTACCCAATGCGCGCAGGATCGGCGCCGCGGCGCCCGGTTTGACCCGGCCTGCATGCTATCGGCCGCCCTGGCGCCTGGTATGGCCTGGGCGCGTCCTGGGAGGGCCCAGCATGCCCTGGGCGTGATCAATCGGGCGCCCGGGCCCGGTTTGCCTGGCCTGGGCACCGGATCGCCGCGAAATCATGCGAAATCGGCCGCCAGGCCCCGAAATACATACATTTTGGCCCGGAGGCTAGACGCATGGGATAGCCATTAGAAAAAACGGCCTTTTTGGGCCTATTATCGCTCGGAAGCTAGACGCGTGGGATAGCCGTTAGAAAAAACGATCTGTTATCGTTCGGGATCCAGATGCATGGGATAGTTTTTAGCCGGGATCGAGACGCGTGGGATAGTTTTTTGGCCCGGATGTCAGACGCGTGGGATAGTTTTTAGTCGGAGGCTAGATGCATGGGATAGTTTTAGCGGAGTGATAAACCGTTTACTACTCCGCTCTTAATATCCGCCGCCAAACCCTCTGCCAGGAGGCGCCCTGAAATCTTTGAGATCCGCGGCTTTTTGGAAGGCTAAGATCAAATTGCTAGGGAACCTCATGTTGAAGAAATCCCTGGCCAACTCATGCGCTGGGTACTGTGGCTTCTGAGCCCGGGTGTGGGCCTGCAAGTGAACCAACTTCTTGATTTTGCGGTTCTTACCCTTGCCATATGCCTGCCATAAACCGTAGTTGTTCGGCGTCTTAGGTCTGTTTCTAGGATAGCCTATCCACTTATTAACCTGGTCTCTTTTGATCTTTGTAGGGACCTTTACGTTAAAGAATATATTGGACTTGTCAGTCCTTGTCTTGGTCTTACCTAACCCGCCCTTAATACCGCCAAAAGGGTTTAGTTTGATCTTAGATTTGCCAGACTTATCTTTAGCAGGTTGGGGTATCACCGTTCTGTTAGGTAACGCAGTCCCGCCAAACACCATCCACTTCATGTAGTTTCTGGGTCCATCAAAATACAAATGACCAGTCAGGTTGCTTTTGTTACTACCAGCGACCAGAAACCCTCTCTTGCTCCATGCAGTGGCATTGCCCTTGATGTACTTGTCGATCTCACCAGACCCAGGCTTATAGTTCATTGTCCTGCGAGCTTCGGTTATAGATCCGTCGTCGGTCTTCTTAGAGTAGTGCTTGATCCCGCCAAATGGGCGCTTAGAGACTTGCTTCTCTCTGATGTCGTATAGCGTCTTATTGATCGCCTTACTGACAACGAAGTTTGTGTGCCGCTGGTAATCGGGATGGAACATGCCGTACCTGATAGCGTCTATGTTGATCTTTACCTCAAGCATCTTCTTCTTCCTGGTCACCGTTGGCGATCATTTCTACGAACACCTGTTGGGAATACGAAAACAGATGGCCTAGTAAATTTCTGATGTGATCCTGGTCAGTGCTCTTTTCGCCCATTTCATCTATGCACCACTCCAGGTATCCATCGACCTCTTTTTGGCTTATCACTAGGCAATAGTCGATCCGGTCATTTCTGGCCTCTATGGCAATCTCTCTAAGCTGTAGCTCTAGATCATTGTTCAGAAACTGTACGACATCCGCCATCTTCCTGCTCTCTTATGTACGACCAACACCCCCATATTAGCATTAACCAGGGCAGCGCCATAATCAGAGAAACGAACCCGATTGTAGACGCAAGGGATAGCTTAAATTGCTGCATGGGACATAGTCTCGTAATCGGCCGGCGTTAACTCAGGCAGGTAGGTAGCAGGCTTTTCTTTACTTACCTGATCCCGGGTCCTGAAAAACCCCTCATGTTCTGGATATTTCCGCATAAACGCTCTGGCGTAAAATGCCCGATAGTTATTGTTAAGTTTAAACTCAATGACGCCGTTACCGCCTACGTCCTTTTCCCAGCGTATCCGTTCAAATATAGCATTCGCTGAATAGTTGCTAAACCCCCGATTAATCAAATCGAAGGTAAATCCACAAAACAACCGCCATACGTCTGGATTGGCCTCAGTGAATTCTATAACTTGTTGCCGCATCTCCTCATACCTGTCTTCCATGCTGCCTCCTCATAATGCCCTAGCGCAATACGTTGGTTTATCACCCAAATAATTCTAAATTCTTATAGCCGTGCTCGGTTTTAGCCCACCTAGACGCAGAGGCGTGAGCTTCAATTCGCTCAATCAATACCGCAGCTCTTGCTTTAACACTTAAACATTCAACGTATGGGCCTTTCCATCGTCCATCTAAGCCAGAATTCCTACCGACATTCGTTGAATCTGCGGATGAAAAAGGAAAGTGAGAAAATATTGTTGGATCTAACATTCTTAGTCCATGCAACTTGACCTTTGGCCTACCCTCCTCGTCACAACAAACATTCATAGCCTCTGCCATGCGTCCCCACCAACTTTTACTTCCAACTTGTGCAAAATTACCGCTTGAACCAAACGCCACCCTCGGATATGCGCGACACAGATCAGCTAAAACTTCTAATGGCTCATGCAAATGCCAGACAGGAACTCCTTTTTTCCAAATATCGGAATCAACCAAATTAAACCAAGACGCTCGCATTTTTATATTTGCGTGGTGGTCTCCTTCGATTACGTCTGGCATTACATACCAATCAAAGCCTGGGTGTCTGTGCCATTTTTCTACAAAATCAGAAAACCCTTTAATATCAAAATCTTTTCCTGACTTCCAAGCACTGAAAGCACCATTATCAAGCGCAAAAGATTGACTGATCTCTGCCACCAAACCAATAGTTGAAGCATGAGCGTAAGAAACAAAAGCATGTCTTCCCTGCATTACCAGTTCTGTCTGCAATCCTCCGCTTAATGGCATTCCATGATAGTGAATCATGAAGTTAAACACTTTTTGCATTTGTTAAAATCAACAATGACGGAATTAAAAATTACGCAAGCTCTGCTCTTGTAATATCTGCACATACCAAAAACGTGTTCTTCTCGAACGCGGCAAGAGTCTCCATCAGGTACTTGTACATTTATAGTTATTGTTTTCATCTATAGACCCTCTTTTCTATCGTCAACATGCTCCCCCCTTATGATAGTTAGGGGCCTCGCACCCCTTCGGTGTCAGTTATAATCGCATTTTAAGTCTGCTTTAACACACTGGAAAGTTCGGACTATTTTTATTTGATTGCGTAATTCGCTATGTGAGACTCTCTTTCTGCCATTCTGCCGGCGGAGTGAGCAATTTCTAGTATTTGTACCAAACTTTTTATGTCGCAGTCAAACCCCTGCAGCACAATCCTGTAATCGTAGTCCTCTTTCCAATCGGCATTTAAGCGACCAAGCTTTTTTCTAGCGGCCTCTTCCGCTGCATCTTCAGATGAGGCATATCCAGCAATCGCAAACCCTTCTTTTTCACACTTCCAATAAACAACCTTCACGCCTTACCTCCCATCTTGTCTTTTAGCTCGTCAATAACCGTCATCATGCTGACTATTGTTTGCTTATCACTCTCATCTAAATGTCTCTGGTATCGCTCTAGCTTTACCAAAAGCCAACCCAGTTCTAGCACTTCGTACTTCGTTATTTGC